GCAATAACTATCGCCTTTACTAGTGCCGGGCTTTACTCGTGGGCCACCATCTTTAGCCTTCCCCGCCTGTCCGTAGCTCACTTTCTTGCCCGAAGACGTTATTTTAACACGGGCTTTACCTTTGCGTGGCTTCATAATGCAACGTCCATAAGTGCCGTTGGGTTGTAAACGCCAGACCTTCTAGTGTTCGCCAAATCAAGTAGACCGCCAATTATATCCCGAGCAATCGCTGGGAACGCCAAGCTAGTCTCGCCGGTTACTATGTTGGTCTTCGCCGGAATGATATTGCCATATTCATACATTGGATCGGCTAATAAGCCCAGCTTCGCCATTTGCTTATTAACATCCATATTGTGCGTAGCAATGCGCTGCTCATCTACCGTTAAAGGATCTAGCAACCCCTGATTAGCGGCGGCTAAAGCGCGATCTTGGCTTGGGGCAAACATTGGTGGCGCTATCGCATAACGGTCTACAATGTTGATAGGAGAATCTTCAAACATGACGTAGTTTCTCGTGCCTTCTCCCGCTTTCCTAGAAGAGCCGTCTAGGTATTGAATTCCCCTAATGTTGTCGTCTAGCAGAGAAGCAGATGTTGCTACAGGTATATTTCCTGTATACAAAGCATCATCAGCCGTCTTGTTGCCAATTGGCGTCTCTAAATATCCCTCTGAATAAAGATTGTTGAGAGTCTGATAGAACTCTTTGCCGGTCATATCCTCATATTGGTCATTGAATATAGGATCAAGATATTCTGTTATGTAGTCATCTTTTCTAAATAGATCAAAGTAATTCTGCGCTGCGTTACGAATCTCTTTTGGTTGCTCACTAAGCGGCTTGTCCCAATCCAGCAGGGACTCGGGGGTTACATCTATCTCGGTGCGATAGAGAGCGCCAGTTGGTTCTGGCAGCTTTTGATCTATCCGCCTATAGGCAGAAAGAGCCGAATCACTAACTGTTCCGCCTTCCTCTTGCCCCCTAATCACTGTCACGACATCATTAACAATGTCTTTGTTATCGGCAAACTCAGATAGCCTCGGATCGTCTCTCATTGCCGCGATAACGGAATCTGCCAAGCCTTCTGGGGCTGAAAGAATTTCATAGTCTCCAGAGCCAATCTCGCCGCTTAAAATCTTTTGATGCAGAACATTATTAGGATCGGCTGTCATTATAGCGCCGGTCTTCTTGTTCTTTACCCTTTGGCTGCCTTGAGCAACCAATCCAACATCATTGACTATCTTGTTAATGCCCTCTCTCGGGTCATTCTGCATCTTCAGAGTATCGCGATATGCTTTTGCAAGATTCTCATCATCCGCAAAGTAAAGCCCATGTCCATATGCCTGTGCGCCCTCTCCGGTTCCGATCTTGGACATATCAAAGCGATCAAACTGATAAGGTGAGCCGTGGAATGCTTCTAACAGGGTTCTGCCGCCACGGTTAATAAATCCAGCTTCAGCATCCTCTGGAGCGGCTAGCAACCCTAGAGCGCCAGCGGTTCCAGCGGCAGAGCCTAAAATGTTTGGGCCGGTGTATTCTGGATCAAAGGCAGCGAGCAGAGAACGCACCCTAGTAGGATCAGACGCAACGATTGTATCCGCACTAAACCGATCTAATACCTCCTGATACCCTTCATCGCCTAGCTTTAAACCTGTCGCTGCCTCAAATGCAGCGTCAAAAGCCTTATAGTTAGGGCCGATGTCTTGAACATCTTTTACAATAAGGCCGGGCGACCTAAGCCTGCGCGCTGTCCTTGCTAATTCATCGGTATCAAAGTCACGTACAACATTGATATCAAAAATACCCCTGTCAGGCTCAAGATTACCTCGATAGCCGGGTAAATCTCCAAAAGTTGCCAGCCGTTCGCCACCCAATANNTAATCAGGATTTACGATCCGGTTCCATTCATTACCACCGGCATTAACAACGTCGAATCCCCGCGTATCAACAGCTAAAGGCATGACATTACCGGTGCGCTCTGCATAGCTAGACGCATTAATAGGCGAGCTAGACATAAAAAAGCCAGTGTTAGCTGTTTTACCGCTTGTGATTCTGTTGGGATCTATTGCGCGAATATCATCGCCACCACCATGAAAGGCGGTAGTGGGGAACATATCTTTCTGACGCTCTATTTTGGCATCAGCCCGCATATCAAGCTCGCCAGAAACAATGCGCTCAGCAACGGACTCTGGGTAGCCCAGCTTTACTAAATCATCAACAGAGCGAAGAAGATTGGCGAGTAATCCCATTTAACAATAGGCCAGAGAGTGCGTGGGACTCAATTATATCACGCTATGCCTCGGAGATTCCTTCTGATTGGCTCGCCCCAATTTGAGGTCTTACGGTATCCAACAGCAAGGTATCGGAATGAATCAGCACTGTGACTAGACCAGTCATGACTAGGGCGACCCTTCCACACCAAGTTCTTATCGTCATACTCTCGGTGATATGACCTAAGCGCCTCAATACCATGATCGCACCTCTCAGCGTCAAACCAGCATAACGGCAGCATTGACCTCACGGCCTGTATTCCATCGTCCACATTAAGCTGTGGCGCTATCTGAATGTTGTTCAGCCCTAACCCTTGCAACGTCTCAAGCCGAGACTTGCCGGTNCCCAGCTCCCGGNCCCTNACGTCATGCGGAAGAATGTGCTGATCGTAGACGTATCCTTTGCTTTGCAAGACCCGGACGTAATGATCCAAGCCAACGCCAGACGCCTCATAATGGTCTATCAGCCTGACCTCCGGGCCAATAAACTGGGCGAACCATATCGCGGTTGTGTCACCTATCCCCAAGTCCCATGCCGTCACAACGCCAGAAGATCGCTCGTAAGGAACCGCCGTAATCCTACCCTCAGCGTTAACGTCTCGCATCTCAAGGGAGTAATACGCGCCTTCATGATGCGTCAAGAAAGACCCTTCCCAGACGTGATCGTAGGTCTCTGGCCGCTTGTTGAAGTCCTCTAATCGCGCCTGATTCAGCACGTTAGGGAAGAATGGGTTCTCATCCCAGTTGATAGATATGATCTTGCAGTCGTCCGGGGTATCCTCCCGGAACCGCTTATGTGTCGCTGATAGCTTGGACTCCGGGTTCCATGTCACCCAGCACTCGCTATTTTCCTCACGAATTGTAGGGATTAACTTCATCCAAGCCGTCTCGCTAACGGTCTCAGCCTCATCCACCCAGCACAGTAATATCCGGGCCTTAGACTTTATCGAGTCGAGGTTCCTACGCAGACCCGCGAATACAAAGTCTACGTTCCGGTCTTTTGAGCGAATGAACGTATCCCCTACCTCGTAGTATTTGGAGAGGAAATCGTGCGATTCTATGGCTCCCCTGACCTCCTCAAAGGATGAATCAGACAGGCTGTTCATGAACTCACGGGCGCATAGGATTTGCCCCTGACGTCCTTGTCTTCCCCACATATAGCCTTTGACCGCAGCCATAATCGCAAATGACCGCGTTTTACCTGACCCCCGGCCACCATAAGCGCAACGGTAGCGAGCCTCACCCTCAAAGAGTTCCACCAGCTTTGGCGGTAGCTCTATCCCGGTCTTCACTTCTTGGCTACAAGCTCAATGATCGTTGGCAAGTCATTACCGCCAGAGGTAACGTCTACCTCAATAGCCTTCAGCGCAGGCGTCGTGTACTTGGCAATCTTCTCCCAAGCCACTACGGCATCCTTGCGATCCTCAATATCCTTGCTCTTTACGGCTGCCTTGTGTATCTCTGCGGCCTGCTCAGCCATCTTAATGATGGGATCGAAGTCATCCCCATAGATATCCTTGAGCCGATTGAGTAGGAACTGCTTGTTTCTGTTAGGTGAACCCTTTCTGCTAGGCATACTTTGTACTTAACCTTTTGAGTGAATTGGTTAAAATTTAACCACAAGTGACGATTTTTGTCACATTATGACCTTATTGGTCAGGATGCGGTATCGGATGCGCCCAATACATCCCGGTGATTAGGCTTGTCCTTACTTCCCCGGCATTGATCTCTTGCATGGACATCGGCCAGCTTTCTACTGTCCCATCACTAAAGGCGACTAAATACGTGCCTTCGACATCTGGCATCTCGCCGTAGGTTACTGGTCTCCAATCCAATACTACTACCTGTCGCATAGTCTTCCCCTGTTATTTTATGCCGTGGATGGCTAAATTGGCACCCATGAATGCAAGCCCCCTGCTCTTCATTTAGCCTTTAGACGCCACGGCTCGCCTTTAGGAGTTTGGGGCTAGAGTTCTTCGTACTTAATAATCTCTAGGTAATTACCCTCATGCTCATCGGCAAACTTAGTCCTTAAATCAAACAGGATGACCACATCCGTTTTAAACCGCTTGGCCATGTTCTCAGCAGCCTCCAACGCATACTTTGTGTCATCGACATCAAAGTCATCAGCCATCCAATAAAACTGCCTAGTCACTGGGCCACTCCCATTGCGGATCAGAGGATTGATACATTGTACACCCCTCAAGGCCTACCGAAATCAGCAACAAGATAAATATGGCTATGATGCCTTCATGCTTTAGGTTCATGCTAATCTCCGCAAAAAACGCGCTTAAAGTCCATGCTAATCTCCGCAAAAACAAGGAATGGTTTCATCGCCAGCCAAGTCAAGATCGCTCTGTCAACTTAAAGCTCACTAGCAAACCTCCGCACATTCTTTGATAAACGCGACCCAGTGGGTGTTGGCTTTTTTGCCGCTACGATGACCATATAGTGGCTTCTCTAGTGTTAGCGCTAGCACATCCTTAAGCGGTATATCTATCTCGCACCACTTAAAGATCAGGGTTCCGTTGGGCTTGAGAACTCGGAAGCATTCCTTAAAGCCAGCGGCTAGGTCTTCCTTCCAAGTATCCTTGTCCAGCGAGCCATAGCTGAAGCCTGTAACAGATTTCATGGAAATACCCCTAACGTGCGGCGGATCAAATACAACGTGGTGAAACTGCTCGTCAGGGAAGTCCATGTTTCTGAAGTCATGCAATACATCTGGCCTGCATTGCTTCGGGCTTCTTCCGGCCTGNGAGGGCAAATGCTCTATACTCATTTCGCTCTCCCTGCAATCCGCAAATACGGCCCTATCGTCATCCTTGTCAAACCACATCATTCTNCANCCGCAACAGGCGTCTAAAACCGGCGCAGATTTCATCGGCAAACCTCTGAATAGTTGCCNNTNTAGTCAGGCCANCCATTCTCCCCATTCGACTTGAGGTATAGCCNGTGCATCTCGCAGTAGTTCTCTACCCTTTGCTTCGAGTCCTCGAAGTCCCCAGTCGTCGCCGCCAGCACTAACAAAAGGCTCGTCACAACTAGCGGTATCGCCAATACATTCCTCTCCATCGCTCCACTCCCTTAATTTATTTCTTATCTTCGCGATTGCTCGCTTTTCTATTGACCAAACTACCTGCCGGGTCACGCCCAACTCATCCGCAATCTCTTGCAGGCTCATGTAGTAATCATCATCCGGCAGTTGTCGTTTCACGCTTCGCCTCTTCTACCAACAAATCACGGTATTTTTTCCATGATTCCTTGTCTTCCATAACGGACTCCAAGAACCGATACAGCTTGCGCTCCATATAACGGTGCTTCATTAGCTCAACGGCCATAGACAACTGCTGCGCGTGATTTAGAGTTTTCCAATGGAACTTCTGGCTCACAAAGGTCTCAAGCAGGTGGTCATCAATCGAACGGAATGCCATGTAACTCTCTCCACTCTGGTGAATTGTAGTCAGGGCTGGCCTCGACCTCCCTAAACTTCTGAATAAGATCCCGCATTACTGACTCGTCATCCTCAAGCCTGACGATCATTGAGAAGGTGATAGCCCGGTACATGGACGCCTTGGCCTTATAGTGCTGCGCTTCTGTCATGCTGCCACCTCGTCAAGTAGCTCAGCCTTGGCTGGGCGCTTAAAGAAGCCAAACTTTGAGTCATTATCTGACTGCTGAACCGTAGCGGTAAATGAGATTCTGCTGTTGCGCTCTGCATCATCAAGACCCGTCGGAACACTACCCCAAACGCGAAAGCCGCGATCATCCTGCACCAACATCTTGAGAGTGTCACCGTAATTTGATGACTGCCATTTGAAGGCCAGAACCTCACCAGTAATCACAACGCGCCCCTCTTCAACATCTTCGCCAGCCTCATGCCTAGCATCGCGCTCGGCGCGTTCGGACTCAGACTTTTCCTCTGCAAGACGCTGGAGCTTGTAGATATCGCCCATGAGGTAATCTTCGATTGCTGAAAGGATGTCAGTAGGACATTGTGAGATGTTTAGGTAGCAATAATCCTGACCCTTAACGTCAAAAGGTCGAGACTTGGTGATGCTGATTACTGACTTGGTTTCAAGGGGAAGCTGATTCCATTCGGAAACAAACTTCTCAACGCGGTCTGAAGGCGCTTTAAAGCCGTGAGCGCCAACACAAAAAGACTCGCCAAGGTACATTGCTTCCCGCTCCTTATCACGCGGCAAAAACTGACCGGCAAGGTAAGTGCTTTCGCACTCGGTCTGGCCTTCCCACCAGATATGGATATACCCATCATAAGGCGCATGAAGGCTCCCATACTCTGATTCATTTGGCTCAACACCATTGTTGCGATCAGCCAGAGCCTTCTTGAGGCGGGT